TGTTATACGCTGGAAAAGAAACGTAAATTGTCATGAGTGAAATTTATCTTGGTAATCCTAATTTAAAAAAAGCAAATACACCGATTGAATTCACTGCAAAGCAGATTGAAGAATTTATGAAGTGTAAAAATGATCCTGTTTATTTCTCACAAAAATATGTGAAGATTGTTAGTCTTGATGAGGGATTAGTTCCATTCAAACCATATAAGTTTCAAGAAAAATTAATTAAAAGATTTCATAAGAACCGTTTCAATATTTGCAAGATGCCTCGTCAGACTGGTAAATCTACAACTGTGGTATCTTATCTACTTCATTATGCAGTTTTCAATGATAGTGTAAATATTGGTATACTAGCAAACAAAGCTG